GAAACTAAAAGAATTACTAATATTGAAGATGACCTTAATTCTCTTAAGGGTGATATTGATGAAATTAAAACTATGCTAAGGAGTTTGGTGAATGGATCCTGATAAAGTTAAACTAGAAAGTCTGAATAAACTATTTGAATATGAAAAACTTGCTAGGGATATAGATAGTATAGATGATATTGAAACTCTTAGAGATTTATCGAAGAGTTACATAAAGTTATATCTTAGTCAACAAGAAGCAATTTCGAATCTTAATTTCTAATGGCTCAACCATCTACCAGACAAGAATTAATTGATTACTGTAAGAGAAAACTGGGTGCTCCAGTTTTGGAAATCAACGTTGCTGACGAGCAAATTGAAGATCTGGTAGATGATGCTATTCAATTCTTCCAAGAGCGTCACTTTGATGGTGTTTATCCCACATTCTACAAGTATCAAATCACCCAAGATGATATTGATAGAGGAAGAGCAGGTTCTGGTAGAAGTAATATTGGACTAGCATCTACATCAGTAACTACAAATATAGTAGGTACTGCAACTACATTTACTTACACTGAGAATAGTAATTATCTTCAGGTTCCACCGAATATCATAGGAATCAATAAGATTTTTAGATTTGATGGTGCTAATACTATTACAAATAATATGTTTAGTGTGAAGTATCAGTTATTCTTAAATGATGTTTATTACTGGGGAACAACCGAACTTTTAAGTTATGCAATGGTAAAGACATATTTGGAAGATTTGGATTTCTTATTGAATACTCAAAAACAAATAAGATTTAATAAGAGGCAGGATAGGTTATATTTGGACATCGACTGGGGTTCTGTTTCTCCTGGTCAATATATTGTTATTGATTGCTATTCAACACTTGATCCTAATGATTACTCTAGGGTATGGAATGACTCATTTATTAAACCTTACTTAACTTCGCTGATTAAGAGGCAGTGGGGACAGAATATGATGAAATTTACTGGAGTAAAACTTCCAGGTGGTGTGGAATTGAATGGTAGGCAGATGTTTGATGATGCACAACGGGAAATTGATATGCTAATGGAGAAAATGTCCAATACTTATGAACTTCCACCCCTAGATATGATTGGCTAAGGTAAATTATGCTTAATCCATTCTTTCTACAAGGTTCAAAAGGAGAACAAGGTCTTATCCAAGACCTTATAAATGAACAGTTAAGAATGTATGGTGTGGAGGTTTATTATCTTCCTCGCCAATACGTTACCGAGAGGACAATTATAAAGGAAGTTATTGAATCAGAGTTCAACAATGCTTATCCAATAGAAGCGTATGTGGATACTTATGAAGGTTATGGTGGACAAGGAACTATATTATCAAAGTTTGGAATACAAGAACTTGATGATTTAACTATAATCTTATCAAGGGAAAGATGGGAAAACTATATTCAACCTCTCATTAAAGACCAGTCAAATATAAAACTATCAAAGAGACCAAAGGAAGGAGATTTAATTTATTTTCCTTTAGGTGACCGTTTATTTGAAATAAAATATGTAGAGCACGAAAAACCATTCTATCAACTGCAAGGATTATATACTTACGAACTAAGATGTGAACTCTTTAGATATGAAGACGAAGTTATTGATACTGGTGTTGATGAAATTGATGATAATACCGCACAGGATGCGATTATTCAAACTCTCCAACTAGTAGGTATTGGAACCACTGCAACAGCAGTAACTGGTATTGTAAATGGTGGAGTAAGATCTGTAACTATAACAAATCGTGGAAATAACTACACTTCTGCTCCAATAGTTGCATTCTCTTCTGCGCCATTTGGAGGTATTACTGCAACTGGAATTGCTACAATGTTAGGTGGAATTGTAGATATCTGTGAGCCTGATGATACTAGACTTAGAGTTCAGGCAGTTGAACTTACAAATCCAGGTGCAGGATATACAGTTGCTCCAAAAATTTCTTTCACTGGTGGTGGAGGTTCAGGCGCTACTGGAATAACATCTATTGGTGATGGTGTAGTTGGTGTTATCACAGTCACTGATGGTGGAAGTGGATATGTTTCTGCACCATCAGTGACTTTCGTTGGTGTTTCTACGGTATCTGCTGCTGCAACTGCAATTATCAATGATGCAGGACAAGTAACTCAAATTAGAATTACAAATTCTGGTGTTGGATACACTGTCGCACCAACTATTACAATCGCATCGCCAAGCATTTATGTTGGATTTGGAACTTATATCTACAATGAAGTGGTTATAGGAAGTGCAAGTAGTGTATCAGCAAGAGTTAAGAGTTGGAATGCTATTACTAAGGTGTTAGAAGTATCAAATATTAGTGGTACATTTAGTCCAGGAGAAACTTTAGTAGGACAAACTTCATCCGCACAGTATTCACTAAGAATTGCATACACTGATAATCTAGGACCCACCGACAATCTAGATGATGCTTATTCTGGAGGAGATGCAAAGGATAGATTTGCTGAAAATAGACAAATAGAAATTGAAGGAGATGCTATTCTAGACTTCAGCGAAGAAAATCCATTTGGAATTCCCTAAGTTATTAAATAGTTAAATAGTACTATGTATCCAATAGAACTATGTTTGACTATTTTTATCACGAGATCCTGAGAAAAACTATTATTGGTTTTGGAACTCTTTTTAATAGTATAACAGTAAAGCATAAAAAAGATAGCGGAGAAGTAATATCCCTAATTAAGGTTCCTATTGCTTATGGACCAACTCAAAAGTTTCTTGCTCGCATAGAACAGCAACCAAACCTGAATAAACCAGTTCAAATTACTCTACCAAGGATGTCATTTGAATTGGTTGGTTTAAGTTATGATCCAACTCGAAAGGTTACCTCAACACAAACATTTCTAAGTCCAACAAAAACTGACGGAACAGATATTAGAAAGGCATATATGCCCGTTCCTTATAATATGGATTTTGAATTAAGTATAATGACCAAGTTGGATGATGATATGCTTCAAATTGTAGAGCAAATATTACCATATTTTGGACCTTCATATACTATAAGCATCAATCTATTAAATTTGATTGGTGAAAAGAGAGATGTACCTGTTACATTGAATAGTATTTCAATGTCTGATGATTATGAGGGTGATTTTACGAATAGAAGAGCTTTAATCTATACACTGAGATTTACTGCAAAGAACTACCTGTTTGGTCCTATTTCTTCTGCATCGGACGATATCATCAAAAAGGTTTCTCTTGGATTTACATCGGGAGATACCAGATCTACAACAAGAGATCTTACTTATAGCGTCGAACCAATTGCATCTAAGAGTTATACCGATAACACAGTCACAACAATTTCAGAAGATCTTGAATTGGACGGCGGTACAATTACAGTTTCTGATGCTTCATCAATACCATTAAATAGTTACATCACAATTGATGCTGAGACCTTACAGGTTACTAAAAAGTCTGGAAACATTCTAACTGTAGAAAGGGGGTCTTATGGAACTCCAATTTCAATTCACGTTTCTGGAACGGAAGTAAAACTCATTACAGATGCAGATAATGATTTAATTGAATTTGGAGATGATTTTGGATTTGGAATTTCCTTTAGTTAAAACTTATGAGTAAGAAATTTGAAAAGTTAAATGAAGTGTTCAATGTTTCTAGTGAGGCAATATCAACAGAACTTGATACTATAGATAAAGATCTAAAGACTCTTGCAAAAAAACAAGAGTCTTTAGATGAAGATGCCACAAAAGACAAGAAAAGTGATATTGAAAAAGATTATGAGTATGCTAGAGGAAATTTATATTCTCTGATGGAAAAAAGTCAAGAAGCACTAAATGGAATTCTTGAACTTGCCCAGGAAAGTGATATGCCTAGGGCGTATGAAGTTGCTGGACAATTGATGAAGAATGCTGGAGAAATAGCAGATAAAATCTTACTTGTTCATAAAATCCTTAAGGATGTTGAAGAAGATAAACCAAAAGGACCAACAACTGTTAATAACGCACTGTTCGTTGGTTCTACCGCAGAGTTAGCAAAATTACTTAAGCAACAATCCGAAAATGAAAACGTTTAAACAGTTCCAAGAAGACTGGAGCAATAAATATAAAAAGAGTATTGATTGCTCAAACCCAAAGGGATTTTCCCAGAAAGCACACTGTGCAGGTAGATCTAAAAGAGCAAGAGGTGAAGAAACTAAATCAAAACCAGTTGAATAATGTCGAAACTTAAATCTCATAAAACAGTTGAAGAAATTGCAAAGAAGCATCGTCTTGATGTTTCTTTCATACAAAAGCAACTTGATATGGGAGAACCAATTGAACATGAACA